TCAACGGCACGCGGCTGCCTGCTCCCGCATGACCCCATAATCGCCCATCATCTCGATGACGGCTAATCCGTCTGGCATTAGCGCCAATTCCTCAGCCGTGCGCACTTGGAACTCCTGACTGTATTCTACGGTCGGTGGGCATGCCGCTGCACTGCCATTTTCAAAACCCACCCCCACGCAACCGGTCAACCAGATCGTCGCGATTACGAGGACGACGAGCCGCCGCTTCCAGCATCCGGCGTTGTACGTCATTGGCTTTCTCCGTGGTTGCGAGACGTTCCGCGAGCCGCCCGACGCGCTCTCCGGCGCGGCGGATCGACAGCAGGAACAGCAGGATGGCAAGGGCAACAGCGCCGTACCGCAGGGCCGCTCGCCCAAATGGACTGGCCGATATGCCGCCCAGCAAGGCGGTAATCATCGCTGCGCCCTGCGCCAGTCATCGAGCCGCGCATAGATCGTAACGGCGATGCCCCCAAGCGCCACGGCGATGAACACCCAGCGGAGCGTATCGAGGTATGGCACCAGCGGCAGAACCGCGGGTTGGGTCACGGCTAGTACGTTCTGCGCCACCTCGACCCCGGCTGCGCCCAGCGTCGCTACTCCGGCCGCACCGCCGCCTTTCATGGTGCGACTTTGCGCCAGCACCTCGCGCGCGAGCTGCATGTCCTCGGCGAAGGCAATGGCCCGAACCGGAAAACGATGCCCCCACTGCCGTGCCGGGCCGAGATCGACATGGATGAAGCCCGAGCGCCGGTAGAAACCAAACCCGAGGAAGCCGACCGCGCGTGCCGCTGCCTCGAACGCGACCGGGTCGTGGTTCGACATAGCGATGTCGAAAGCTTCGCCATCCATGTGCTTGGAACGCGTCGCGCCGCCGACGGCGCGGTTGTGTTCCGGGCTGCGATAGGCAGAACGAACGATCAGAGGTTTGCCGAGCCAGTCGCGGAGCGCCTGGAGCTTGTCGAGCGCCGGGGCATTGATCAGCAGCTTACCGGTCCCGCGGCCGGCGATTTCGGCGGGCGAAAAGTTGGGCCAGCGCCGAGCGCTTTCCGGCACATCGCGCCAATGGTCGTAAAAGTTCGTGGTCATGTTGTCCTCCAGAAACGGAAGAACCCGCCATCAGGGCGGGTTCGGGTGAGCGGGTGGCTTGTTGAGGCGTGTGGCTACGCCCCGCCGCCGAAGATCTTCAGCTTGATCGCGATCCCGGCCAGTAGAGCCAGCATCACGCCGGTTGTGATCATGCGGACGGCGGTTTGCATGGCGGTGCGGCGCACCAGCCGAATGCCATCCAATAGAGAGACCGAAGATCCCGGATATCGAGCGCGGCTTCTTCGCCATCGAGACCCACGTCGGCCAGCGCCCGTTTCGCGCCTTTCTCGGCCGCACGTGCCAGGATCGCCTCGAACTCGGCATCCGGCATGCGCACGAAGCCCTCGTATTGGGGTGGTGTCATCGGATCATCCTCCCACCGCTCAGCCGACCTTGCAGCCCCAGAAGGACGTGTGATCGGCGGCGAAGTAGCCGTCGGCGACCCGGAAATACCCTTGCAGTTCCACGGTATCGCCCGCCGTCAGCGGCACCATGGCCTGCAGCCAGATGGCCGTGGCAAGCGAGACATGGGTGGCGGAGATTTCGCCGAAGGAGCCACGGATTTCTTTAGTCCCGTTCAGCACGAGCCGCCCACGCATGCGGGCAGTGGCGCTGGCGTTGATCTTGTAGAGCAGCGTTGCGCCGAACAGGTATGTCCCATCGACGGGCGCGGTGAAGAGGCTGGTCCCGGCATCGAAATCCCCCTGATCGTTATAGTCGGTGGTGTTGAGGTCGATCTTGGTCCAGGTGCCGACGCCGACATAATTGTCGTAGTCGGTGTACGCCTTGAATCGCGGCAGCTGTGGCTGGTCGACGATGCCGTTGGCGTTGTCGACGGTCATGCCGTCGAAGAAGGTGCTGCCATCGGTGGAGACCGCGAGACGAAACCGGTCCGACCCGAACAGGCCGACCAGCGCCTTTGTCACGAAGTTGGTCTGCAGCGTCAGACCGAGATCGTCGCCCGCAGCCTCCTTGTTCATCGTGTAGAACAGATCGCCGTTCCCGCCTTCGGCGACGGTTTTCGCGGTCCAAAGTGCCGCGTTCAGCTTGGCCGAAAACGGGTTGGCAGCGTCAGCAGCCGTGCCAAGCCCGAGCAGCGCCATGTTCTGCGATACGTCGGGGATCGTGCTGATCCAGGCGGAGCCGTCGTAAACCAGCAGCAACCCTTCGTTCTCAACCCATGCACGCCAGCCCGCCCGGGGCGGCAGACGCAGCCAGGTCCCATCCGTGAACAGCGCCACGTTCAGGTCCCACCCCGTCCAGTCACCGGTCCCGCCGTTCGCCACGATGTAGCGGTCGCCATCGGCAGGGCTGCCGGGCGGCGCGGTCAGATCACGGTCGAGAACGGAAAGCTGGATCAGCCCATCAAGGATGCGCAGCGCCTCGTTATGGGTGACGTGCTTCTGGGCCTGCGCCGCCAGGATGTAGGGCAGCAGCAGGTTGGTAGTCGTATCAGACATGGGATGGCCTTCAGAATGTGAGCGTGACGGTTTTGGCCGCTCCCCGCCCGATCAAGGCGGAGATCTGGAAGATGCGGATGTCGAGCGTGTCGCCGGGCGCGAGCAGCCCGCCCCAATCGGTGGTTTGCTGGGCGGCCGTGTAGATCGCGCTGGTCGTGGTCGCGTTCAGCACCCGCTTGACCGTTGCACCATCGAGGATCTCGACCTCATAGGCTTCGACCTCCTCGATGAGCGGCACCTCAACCGCACCCCAACTGTCAGCCGCGAGGGCTCGGGACCGACGTGCCCAGCGGATCGTCAGATCGCCCGGTATGCGCGGCTTGCGCCATGGCTGCTCGACATGGGCCACCGAGAACGGCCGCAGACCCACGCCAACTGGCGTGAAGGCTTGCGCCACATAGGTCTCGTCGCTGACCGGGCGGCTTGCGGGGCCGATGCGCCAACTCCACGGAAGCCCGAGATCGGCCTCGGCGATCGGCAATGACGCCATCGCCGCGTCCAGCACCACGACCCGCGCGCCTGCCTGAACCGGGTTGGCCATAGCCGCTTCCGTGCCGCGCTGGCCACGCAGCAGGCGCGTCAGGCGATAGCGGCCCGGTGCGATCAGCTCGGCGACGCCTGCCTGCACGATCTCCCAGACACCTAGCGCGGACTCAACTGCCAGCGCATTGGCCCCGCCGAACAGTGTCAGATCGGTGACACTTTCCAGCGTGCCGGAAAGCAGATCGATCACCAGCGCATTGCCGAGATCAAACCGCGATGTCGGACCAGAATAGAATTCCGAGACCAGCGTCCCGATCCGGGCACGGCCGCCAAAGGTGGTCAGCAGTTCAAATCCATCCGTCGATGGGCTGCGAAACACCGCCATTTCACCTGGCCAGGGAACGGCATGAGCCACGGCGAACGGGCGATGGGCAGGCTGATCCTCAGTCAATTGCGGCAGATCCAGCAGCACCAACTCGGGTGCGCCGAACACCACGGCTTTTGACAGGGACGATGGGCGTGGTGCTCCGGGTGGCTGATCGTGGGCCGCGCGGTCTTGACGGACAGCTTCGATCCCTCGCGCCTCGGCATCAGCGATGGAGACCAATCGCAGCGGGATATGCCGCCCGTCGTGTTCCAGCGTCACGACATCCGCCGGATCCAGTGCCAGCCGCGAGGGTGGCAAGCGAAACGCTGCCGTCTCCCGCCCGGTCCATGCTTCCATCAGCGCGCGGCGGCAGCGGCGCTCGGCCTCCTCTGGCGGGACCGCCATGGGGAAGCTTTCTGAGGCGATGCGGGTGGTGTCCACAGTGATGCGGCGCGCCTCGACGAGGGCGGCATCGTAATCTTCGTCGGCCCGCGCTACTTGCCATTTGAGGGCCTGCGGCAGTTCCGTCTCCTGTGCGCGGGTGAGTTCCAGCACGTCGCCCTCTCGGGCAGCCACCAGATCGTCGTGCGTCACGCTGGCCACGGCCGCGCGCCCACGCATGACGAAACGGATCGTGCCCTCGGTCTCCACCGCGTCGAACCCGAAATGCCGCGACAGCGTGGTGATCGAGGCGCGTGGGCTTTCCAGTGCGCCAATGGCGTAGCCTTCGACCGCGCCCCAGAGTCCGGTGACGTCGATCCGGGCCTCGGGCATTCCCGCACGCACGCAGAGATGGCGCACAAGGGCCGCCAGCGACACCGCGCCAAGCCTCCCGGTCAGCCAATGTCCCAGCCGCCAATTTGCCCCATCGGTCCAGACGTCGGTCAGCGCCGGGAAGAACGGATAGGGTCGCGCGTCCCAGGTCCAAGCGGCGCATTCCGGCACATGCACCATGCGCCCGTCATAGACGGACGACACCGGGTTGTTCGCGGGCGTGCCCCACCAGAGATAGGTCGCCTCCAGATAAGTACGTTGGATGGCATCGTCCCGCCAGCCCCGCGAGAAATGCGGTGTGAAGCTCTCGGACGACTTCGGGTCGAAGAATACATTCGGCTGGTTGGTGCCGCGATCGATGGCGGGGCAGCCAAGCTCGGTGAACCAGATCGGCTTCGACTGCGGCACCCATGCCGTCGAGCTCCCGCTCTTGACCCCGCCTGGACGGTCGTAATGCGCATTTGACCACCAGGCACGCAGATCCTTGTAGCGGAAGACCCACGGCTTGGCCGCGGCGCCATCCGTGATCGGTGTTCGCACCTGCGCGGTGCGGTCGGCGGCGCTGGCGTAGAACCAGTCAAAGCCTTCGCCGCCCGCGATGTTCGACTGCAGATAGGCGCGGTCGTAGATCGCGGGCCAGCCCTCGGCCGCATCGGCATGCTCGAACCCGTCGCGCCAGTCGGACAGCGGCATGTAGTTGTCGATGCCAATGAGGTCGATCTCCGGATCGGCCCAGAGCGGATCGAGGTGGAAGAACACGTCACCGCTGCCGTCGCCCGGCTGGTGCCCGAAATACTCGCTCCAGTCGGCGGCATAGCCGATCTTCGTCCCCGACCCGAGGATCGATCGGACGTCCGCAAGGAGGTCCCGATAGGCCTGCACCGCCGGATAGGTGGACGCGCCCGAGCGGATGGTCGTCAGCCCCGGCATCTCCGTGCCGATCAGGAAGGTGTCGACCCCGCCCACCGCCGCGCAGAGATGGGCGTAATGCAGCACCATGCGCCGCAGGCCCCAGTCGCCGGACGGCCCGGTCCACGAAACTGACTGACCCGAGATACTGAAGTTCGCGGGCGTCGCGGCACCGAACAGCGCCGCGACCTGTGTGGCGGCCGTGGCAGTCTTGTCCACCGTCCCGGCGTATCCCGCCGCGGGCGAACAGGTGATCCGGCCCCGCCATGGAAAGGCGGGCTGTCCCGCATCAGCTGCGTTGTCAGAATACGGGTTCGGCAGCGTGTTGCCGGGCGACACGTCCATCAGGATGAACGGATAGAAAGTCACGCGCAGCCCGCGCGCCTTCATCTCCTGGATCGCCTGCACCACCGCGAAATCAGCGGGCGTGCCGCCATAGACCGGGCGATCCTGATCGTCGCGGCTGACGAGGAAGGCGTTGGCGCGGCTGACGCCATTCACAGACCATGCCGACGGCGTTGTGGTCTTGGCGGAGACCTCGACCCCTGGCCGTACCTTGCAGGAGCCCACACGCAGATCGTCGCCAAACCAGGCGACGACGAGGCTAACGCTCTCGACTTTCGGTGCCATGGCCTGCAGCCGGTCCAGCGCCACCACCATGTCAGCGGTGTCGGTCAGCGCGTTGAGGTTTTCGGGCTCAGACGACCCGCTACTGCCCTTCCGGATGCCCTGCGTGGCATAGGCGAATTCGCCAGAGGCCGGGATCATGGTGACAGCCTGCGTCAGCCCTTCCGCTGTATCGAAATCGGCAAGCGGGCGGAACACCTCGAAACTCATCTGCGGGATGCGATTGCCGTAATTCCCGAGCGGTAAATCCTCGAAAACGACATAGGCTGTACCACGATAGGCGGGCGTGTTGGCCGCGCCCATCTTCGCCGAAATGAACGGATCGGCCATCTGGCTCTCATCGCCCGGATACCAGCGCCAGGTGATCCCGGCAGTGTCCAGCAGTTTCCCATCGGTCCAGATGCGTCCGATCCCGGTGATCGGCCCCTCGCAGAGCGCGACCGCAAAGGACGCGTAGTAGAAATACTCAGTCGTCTTGACCTTGCCGCCACCCCCGCCGCCCTTGCCGCCACCCTGCGTGGTCGTCTTGGTCTCCTCGCGGAAATCCGTCGCCCAGACGATGTTGCCCCCAATCCGCATGCGGCCGTAGAGCCGTGGGATCACCGCACCTTCCGTGGCCGAGGTGATGCGCAGATTGTCCAACCGCGCGCCTTCAATGCGCTGGGTGGGCGAAAGCGACGAGATGATCCAGCTGTCGACGACCGATCCGATGGTGGAACCGATGAAGCCGCCGATGGTGGCTGCGCTGACGCCGAGAATTGCGCCGCCGATGCTACCGCCAATGGCGGCACCTGCGGCACCGAGAACGAGGGTGGCCATGTGGGGATCTCAGCGTTGTGGAAACAGGAATGCGAAGGCGATGCGCCGACGCCAAGACAGGGTGAGCGGTTCCTCAATCACGCCGAGGCGCTCATAAGCGTGGATGAAGCTGTCGGGTCCGGTGAGGATTCCGACATGCTTGGCGATGGCGCGCGGGGTCATGCGGAACAGCACCAGCGCGCCGGGACCGGCATCTGAAGCTGCGATTTCCGGCATCATGCGCCGGGCACCATCCGCAAGAACCTCGCGGGGCCCGGTCTCGCCCCAGTCGCGGCTGTAGGGCGGGATTGGGAATGGCTCTGGCCCGACCACCTCGCGCCAGACGCCCCGTGCCAGCCCGAGGCAGTCGCAGCCAACGCCCCGGAGGCTGGCTTGGTCGTGATACGGCGTGCCAAGCCAGGAGCGGGCGATGGTGATGACGCGGACAGGGTCAGCCGATGAGAGAGATTGCGTCACAGCACTGCCCCCTCGTGCCCGCCATCCTTGGTGGCATAGCGGAGAACCGCATCCTGCCCGGGGATGTGCGGGAAGCCACGAAAGTTGGCGGTATTGGCGAACTTCGCGCCGCAGGTCTCTAGTCGCTTGTCGCAGCCTGCGCGGACAATGAAGGCGTCGCCTCCGGCAATGGACCGCACGGGCGCTTGGAGCAGCGTCAGCACCGCAATGCCGTCGGTCACGTCATGCGCGATGATTTCGGCGCGCCGCCCGGCATTGACCCCAGCGGTCCATTCGACCGTGCCGAAGGTGAACCAGCCGGAGGAGAAGCCGCCGAGCCCTGAGGAAGTGAAGGCCCGGTCGCGCAGGAGATCGATGACCGCGCCTGTACCCTTTAAGGCGGCATCCTCGAGATTGACCCTGCAGCGCGCATCCCCAAGTGCTGCGTCGCAGGTTGCCTGAAACGTCCGCCCAACCGTCTGACCCAACACATGTGCGAGGCTGCGCACCTCTGCGACGAAGGCCAGCCGCCCGCGCCGGATCTGGCCGATGGCACCCCGGCGCATCAGCACGCGCTGGCCCGTGTTGGTCCAGTTCACGCGCCAGACCTCGACATCCGCATTGTCCCAGCGGCCGTCGAGGATGTCGGTCTCGGTGATGCGGTCGGAGGTCAGCACACCCTCGGCGTCCTGCGCATCGACCGACAGGTCCGAACCCGAGCGGACCTCGGAGGCCGTCAACCCGCTCTCCGGCTCGAAGGTCGTGCCGTCGAATGTCAGGGTCTGGTCATGGTCGGTAAAGCCGAAGGTCACCCCGTCCGCGCGGCTGATCCGCCAGCACCAGGCAAGCGTCGTCGTGCCCTCGTCGAGATGGGCCTGCAGTTCGGGGTTCATGCTTTTCATCGGCGCAGCTCCAGAAGCGGGATGGATGTGATTGACCCAAGCCGCTCGAGGTCGAGCGTCACGTCGAGCGCATCGGTGTCGAAGCGGACGGGCACGTCGAATTCGAAGCCTGCGGTGATTGCGACACCCACCCCAGGTTCGACGCTGAAGGTGACGAAGCCAGTGGTCATATCGACCGACCAGCCCGAAACCTGCTCAACGCCATCGAGGGATATCCCGACACTGCCCGCCACCGGCTTGGCGATGGCACGCGTCCAGGACTGCGCCCCGGAGACGTAGCGCTTTACCAGTTGGAACGCCGTCGTTGCGCCATCGCCGGTGCCAATCACCTGATCGGTGGGAGACGGTGTGCCCGAGGGCAAACAGGACTTGTGGTCGCCCCAGTCCTTGAACCGGAAGCCGTGCAGCCGCCCGTTGCGCGCCTCGAAGAACGCGACGACCGCCGCCAGATCGTCGGCGCGGCGGATGCCGTAGGCCACGTCGTAGTGGCGGCGGCTGTTCGCCCAGCTGGCATTGCGCTCCTCATCGCCGCTGGCCAGTTCGACGATCTGGGTGCGGCGTTCCGGCCCGCCGCGTGCGCCCCGGCTGATATTGTCGGGAAAACGGACCTCGTGAAACGCCATCACATCCCCCTCCGCCCGAGGGACACCGCGCGGGCGATGTCAGCCGCGACCTGCGTCCGGGATTGCCGGAAGCTTTCAGCATCGCGCGCCATGATGGTGACATTGACGCCGCCGCCCGTGCCGTAGCTCTGTGCCTCACGCCGCGACAGCACTCGCTCGCCGCGCTGCAGGATCGCGGGAACTTCGTCATGCCGCAGACCGGCGACGCCGCCGGAATGCATACGGGGTGCGGCCGCGAAGGCCATTGCCGGGACCATCCGCGAGGGTCCAATCGCTCCGACCATACCGCCCGCATGAAGGATGTTGGCGAAGATGCCACCCGCGCCCCCAAGCGCGCCGGAGAGCGCATTGGCGATAGGCCCGAGGATGAACCGCCGCGCCGCCAGCTTGGCGAGATCGGCCAACAGCGAGGTGACCAGGTCGCGGAAATCCAGCTTGCCGGTCTTCACGAACTCGCCGACGGCGTTCTCAGCCGACTGGAAAGCGCTGACGAGGCTCTGTCCGATATCGCCGCCGATCTCCCGCGCCTTGCTCGCATAATCGCTGAGCGCTGCGGTGACAGCCTGCCAGCCAGTCACGGCCGCTTCGACATCGGGTTGCGCCGCGGCCGCAGCAGCGCCTGCGGCTGTGCCCGCACCGGAGGCCGCCCGTCCGGCATCGCCAAGGGCTGTCTCCAGACGCTGAGCCGCGCCGGTCGCCTCGGTCAGCGCATCCGCGCCATCCTCATTGCTGCCCCGCACCGCATCGCGCAACGCCTGCCAGCTGGCGAGTGGCGCACGCGCGCCTTCGGCCAGATCGCGCGCCGCCCCGCGATAAGTATTGGCGGTGGCAAGCGCAGAATTGGCCGCCGCGGTGAGCCCGAGATCGGGGGCCGTGAGAGGATTGTCCTCGAAAGCGCGGTCGAAGGCGGATTGCGCGGCAGTGGTCGCGGCGGTCGCTGCTCCTTCAAAGCGGTTCTCGATCTGGCCCAATTCCAGATCGGGGATGATCGAGATGCGCCGCTCGGAGCCGAGTGCTTCAAGCCCCTGGTTGATCCCACCGATGAATGTATTGATGCGCGAAACGACGCCATTCAGCATGGCTTCGACGCCGTCGATCAGGCTGTTGGCCGCCTGAAACGCCAGATCGCCGATGGCCGCCGGAAGCAGTCCCCAGATCGCCTTGATCGCCTCATAGGCCCCCTCAAAAGTGTTCGCCGCCGTGTTGCCAAAGGCCACGACGCTCTCGATGGCGCTCTGCATGCCGGAGGCGGCATCGGCCTTCAGATCGAAGAACATCGCCGTGGCGGCAGCGCCCGCCGCCGCAGCCCCCATTTTGATACGTTCCCAGACCTCGACGGCGAGGTCTTTCAGGAGCGACATTGCCTCACCAAATCCGCCCGCGCCAGACACGAGGCGGGTGAACTGATAGACGAGTTCGCCCGCGCCGACGATCAACGCCCCGATGCCAGTGCGGATCAGGGCCCCTCGCAGCAGGACCAGCGCCGTGGCGAGCCCACGGACCGAGAGAACTGCGATGGCCATCCCGGCGACCCAACGCCCTGCAAGGAAGGCAACAAATGTGGCCGCATAGGTGGTCAGACGGCCGATGTTGTCGAAAAGGCCTCGGATCGCGATGCCGAGTGGCCCGGTGCGGCTGGCCACGGCCGCCATCGCGTTGGCGACCGCTTCCAGCGCAGGGGCCGCAGCGACGGCCAGCTGGTTCGATAGCCCGCGCCAGATCAGCCCAAGCCGGGAGATCGCGTCATTGGTTCGCTCGATCTGGTCGGCATCCTGCTCGGAGACGACGACACCGAAGGCAAGCACGTCCTCGGTCGCCTGGCGCAGCGTCGCGGTGTCGATCCGCGACATGGCGATGGAGCCCTCCTCGCCGAAGATCTGGCCCGCGACCGCCGCGCGTTCGGCGGCAGGCACAAACTGCTCGATGGCCGCGTTGATTGCCCCCACCCGCTGATCCAGCGGCAGGGCGATCAGCTCGGTGGCCGAGAGCCCGAGCCGATCCAGCGCGTCGGCAGCAGGTCCCGTCCCGGCGGCCGCCTGGCTGAGGCGACGCGTCAGATCCTTGGTCGCCTGCTCAATCCCGGAGATGGAGACGCCCGCCAACTCACCCGCCCGCTCCAACGTCTGGATCGAGGCGACCGTTGTCCCGAGCGACTGAGCCAGTTTGGCCTGCGCGTCGACGGTCTGCAGCCCGGATCGGACCATCGCCACGCCAGCAGCAGCAGCGGCGGCCACGGCGGCAGCGGCGGCCACTGTGACACGGCGGGAAAACGCCGCGAGCCGTGTATTGGCCGCTTCCATCTCCCGGCTAAGGCGGCCGAAGCCGCGCGCCCCGGCTTCGCCCACGCCTTCCAGCTCGGCACGCACCTGTCGGCCGCCGACTGCGGCAAGTCGGACAGAAACGCGTTTCTCAGCCATGGGAGTGATCCATCTGTTCGTTGAGTTTGGTGACCATCACAGCTTCGACGACGGGCAACAGTTCAGCTGCTGCGGCAGGTGGCACGCCGAGTGCATCGGCCAGCGCCAGCGCTGCCGACATGTCCCAGCCGACAACCGCGCCGGGCAGCACACGGAGCTGGCCACCGAGGCGACCGACCAGGTCCCAGACCTGCCAGCCGTCATGCGTGAGCGGCTGGTTCAGCCGCGCCGGGCAGTCTTCGCAGGTCGCTTCGCACGCTTGGCAGTAGCGCTCGCCCCCGCCGAAGGACCACTCGGCGAGGACGCGGAGACGTTTTTTTCCTGTTCCAGCAGCAGACCTTTGGAAACGTAGCTCAGCTGGAAGGCCTCGAAGATCGGCCAGATGTCGAGAAGTGCGTCGACGGCCTCGGGACTGGGGTCGATGGGATTGCCATCTGCGTCGCCGATGCCTTCCCAAGCGAGAACTGCCCGACGCGCGAGGGCCTTGGCAAAGGCAACGGCGCGTTCCTCGTCGCTGGCCTCCTCTGGCAGGCTTTCGACAACCGGATCGCTGCGCGTCGCAACCATTAGCGCGGTGGTCAGCGGGCGCAGCTGCACCCGGACACCCGGCGCGAGGTCGTGCCAGCGGGGTGCATTCGTCAGATCGAGCGTCAGCATCAATATACCTCAATGTCGTTGATCAGGGTAGCGGTGCACATGCGACCGACCGTGCTGTGGCGCGCGGCCTGCCAGTCGAAGGTCGCCTGCACGCCCTGCGGCCCGGAAATCTCGATGCGCGGGCGCGGCAGATAGACCGCGTGTACGGTGAAGGTGAAGCTTTCGCCGGAGGGCAGCACATAGGCGAACTCTAACTCGCAGGGATCGCCATTGATCGCCTGTGTCACCAGCGTCTGATCGGCGAACCGGACCTCGATGGAGCCGGTCAGAGCCGCAATGGACGGGTCTGCCCCGTCGATGCGGCCGTCGGAGCGGATGGTTTCGATCCGGTCGAGATTGTTGGCGTAGGTGATGTCCGCCGAGACGACATTGCCGAGGGCTGAGCCGTTACGGGTGATGGCTCCGTTGAAATGGCCGAAGCGCTGCAATTCGAGAGCGGCAGGCGTGCCTGCGCTGGTCGTTGTGCCCACGGTCTCGCCCTGCGCCACCAGCCGCGCCGTCGCGGTCAGCAGCCCTGAACGCTGCATCTGCCAATTGATCTGGTCGAGCACGCAGCCGGAATACATCGCATAGCGTGGCACCTCGGGCATGCCGGTTTCGATGGACATGCTGGGCAAGGTCCAGGACCCCGACTGAAATTCATGAGTCCAGGGGCCGGTTCCGGTCGTGGTCGGATCGCCAAAACCCGCCTTCAGCCAAAACCCGAAGGCCTCGGCATCGAGCGGCACCACGACATCGCCATCCGCCGTCACCGCATCCTTGATCGGCGCCAGCGGGTCACGGCCGTAGCCCAGCAGTTCGGAGTTCAGCAGCGGTTGCTCCGCGCCGAGCGAGGTGCTGGCGAAGGGCATCTTTGTGAAACCGCCCACCGGGGGCGTTCCATAGGTCGTCTCAAACGCAAGCGCCATCTGCGCCCGCGCCCCTTGGGCTCGTGCCATGTTTCTCTCCTTGGATTGTCGAGGTCAGGCCAGCGGGTCGGCGGTTGAATAATGCAGCACCACTGGAATGACGGCCGCTTTCAGGCTGGCCGCCCCCTCGACAGGCAGATCGACTGGACGGGGCGCTTCCGCCTCAACCCAATCGCAGAGACCGTCCAGTGTGCGGTCAACAGCAATTGCCGCACCGATGCTGGCGGTCAGCGTATCGAAAGCGGTGTCACGGTCAGTGCCCTGCACAACCGCTTCGATCTCGGCACGGTGCTGGTAATGGTAGCGCAGCGGCGAGAGCGTCACATCCGGCTCCCCCGGTTCGCCGTCGCGCAGGATCAGCAGGCCATCGGCCGGGATGCGCTCGGGCAGCACATCGCCGCGCAGCGCGGTGGCGGCCAGCGCCAAGAGCCGCCCATGCAGCGCGGTCAGGATGCTTTCACGAGGGCTGGGCATGAGATTGCTCTCCAAGCGATACAATCAAGGAACGAGATCAGGTCCTATGTGGATTGTTTGATTTCGATGCTAAGCTTCAGAAAAGAGACGTGACGAGGGATTCATGAGCAGAGTATTTTTTACCTATGTTTGGGGTGGCCACGGCCAAAGAGGCGGGCCACTGACCTTTACAAGCAAACAAAATCGAACCGTTGCCATTCGCAGCACACAGGAGGGAGACTTCGCTTTTGGGGTTGTCAGCCGGAACCCTGGCGATCCAAACGTACAAATCCCTGATGAAGGCTTATCCCTCTGA